GTTGCTAAACGTAGATGGGTATATGGTCAAGGTGTTTTATCACCAGAAACAATTAACTCTGCCTATGGAGGCACACAGGCTTTTATTGACTATCCGTTTGCTGACTATACAGCCAACTATAACTATCCAGACTTTGCTCAATGGGAGCAGGGTACTTTTGATAATTTATCCACAACAAACACAGCATTAACTACACCAGAATATTCTTTGCCAGAAATTTTTATAGGTTCAAAAACGCTTCAAGAGTTATATGACGATAATCAAGAAATACAGGTACCAAGTGAAGATCGGTTTATAACATTTAGACCAAATATTTCTTGGGATACAGAAGAATGTTATTTTAACTTTCCCAGGTTAAGTATTTTGAATACAGATATAGATACTGTATATGGAGTATTTAGTTCAGACGATTTAGCCACTGAAGAAACACTGTTTAAAATATACAACAGACTTACTGGAAACTATTTTTCAATTCGTAAAGATTTAGACGAAATTCACTACTATTTATATTTTAATGGAGTAGAAGAAGAAATCTACACAACAGACATAATTGTAGTAGATGAAAAATATGCTGCTGGAATCCAAATAGAAGAACTTGTAACTTTTTTTGGTGGAAACGTTGCCTCATTTTTTGGAAATCGCAATGGTCTTGAAATGTATGTTGGTGGAGATGAAACTGGAACTTTCCAATTTACAGGTAAGATTTATTCTGTAGGTCTTTGTACAGCATATAATGCAAATTCCATAACATCACATTTTGAAGAAAATGGAACTGCAATTCTTGATAGTTATTTGGCTACTGGATCAGCAGAGTCTGCTAATGCTATAGCGCTTCTTGAACATACAGCAAGTTATACACTTTTGCCATCTGAAGCATATAGCACATACTTTTTAGATATTGGTGTTTCTGGATATTGGGAAGACTATCTTCCACTTTCTTATTTTGCACAATCTGTAACAAATGAACTTGGCAATCAGTACTATGATCTAGACTTTTTACAGTTTAATCTAGGATATCCTTCACCCACAAAACTGACAGAGTTTGAAGAAATTGGCTCTTGGACATACAATGAACTTAAAGAAGAGTATGCCCACCCAGTTCAAAGAACATATTTTCAATTAGACAATAGTTTAATTACTGGCTGGAATAACTATGAGGATATGTCTCAAAAGGCTGAAAAATATTTTGAATATGATACAACAGATGCCGTTATTAGAAGTTATATCACTCTACAATATATTGAAGAGGGTGCAAATACACCAATAACAGATTTTCCAAACTATGTACCACCAAAAGAAGACAAGATTATTAATATTGATGAATACTCAAACTGGCTTACCACTAAGTTTGAGGTAGTAGATAATACATTAATTTATCCAACTAAGACTGTGGACTTTAGTAAACTTGCTGTTGTATATCACTTAGACTTTAATATTCGTGGTATTTTAAGAAAACCAATTCGCTTGCGTAGACTAGAACTTACTTCTCAAGCATTTAATGAAAATTCATTTAATCCAATAGGCACACGATTTGGCGTTAATATGTTTCCTTACAAACGTGCTGGACTTTATTTTGACTACAAGTCTCAAAATCCATTTAGCATATACAAAGGAAGCACTCCGTATCTTTATTTGAACCGCACATCGGGCATTGAAATTCGTGGTGATTTTGATCCGTTAATTTCTCGTGGTATTGCTATTCCAGTAAACTCAACATTAGCAGATAACTATCGTGTAAGCGCAACGCAAATCTGGATGAGGTCTGACCTAGATCAGTTCCCATTCATACCAACAGAAATATTTGAAATAGTATATAAAGCAGACACAATTAAGTTTTACATTACAGCAGATAATCCAGACGGAAGCAGAGCCAGGGTTTATGCAAAGAGCCTAGCCACTGGACAAACATTTAATGGACTATCCTATTTCTTAAATGGATCTTTGGTAAGAGAACCAGTTCTGACAATTAAAGAGTGGGCAGTCATTGGTATAGCATTTTCGAGTGCTCTTAATTTTGACTCATTTATTGGCGGTATTAATTTGACTGGTCCACTTGTATTTAATAATATTGCTTTTTATCAAGCAAATAACCTACAACAGGTTCAGAGTACCCTTACAAGACCATGGCTAAAGGTTAAGACTGATGGAGTTACTAACTTTGAGTGGGAATATTGGTTAAATAGTTTTACATGGGATGGCGTACTGGTTATTTCCGCCTCAGATCTATATGGTGTAAGCCCTTCAGATGTGTACAAAACTTATATTGGAACTAATAAGATTATTATTGATGATGATGAAGGCATGATATTTGATGCTCAAAAAGTTAAAATATACAATGACACAACATGGACAGTTAGACTAGGTTCAGCGGTATAGTCTGGTATACTTAAGTACATGAATCCACTAATTAGTCAAAAAACTGGTAAGCCCCTTGTAAGTAATGTCCGAAGAAAGGTCATTCCTAAGAGTTATGACTGGGGATTGTATGTTTATAAGAAATCCAATGGGAAGTGGTTTACAGATGGCGAAGGAAATGTTCTTAATATTCCATCTATGAAGGGTGATATTTCAAAAATAGCAGAACTTAAAACTGCAGCAGTTTATTATGGTGATGATGGCGAGGGTAGCGCAGTATTCGTTCCTGGATTAAACAGAATTAGCGAAGAAGAGCACACAGAGCAGATGGATAGATTTAAGAATGGTCTTATCCCATCTATGAATGACCTAGGTGCATGGCAGGCTGCCCAAGATACATTAAACAAATATGGGAAAGATATCTACGAATCATGAGCGAACAATACGATTACGATTTTATCCAGGCAAGCCTTAAGACTCAAGAAGAGTCAGAAAATATTTTTAAAACACACGATCCATTTAGTAAAGACTGGAATGTTTTAAAAGAATATTCTGGACTAGATCAAAATTTTAAACGCAGAACTACAAGAACTGTCTCCAAAGTATATGGATACAACGCTGTAGAGCCGTCAGCACGTTACTTAGAAAATGCAAATGCTATTCCAATGGGGCAGGATGGTAGCGGATCTAAGCAGATTAATCCTGGCACGGTATACAGAAATGGCTATGGACTATTTGATGTAATTACACCTCCATACAACATGTATGAGTTGGCAAGTTATTACGATACATCATTTGCTAACCATGCTGCTATTGATGCTAAGGTAGAAAATGTTGTTGGTCTTGGATACCGCTTTGACATTACAGATCGTACAATGTTAAGATTTGAAAGCAATACTGACAGTGAGGCTGTAACTCGTGCTCGTCGTCGTATTGAACGCATGAAGTTAGAAATTCGTGAATGGGTAGAATCTCTTAATGATGATGATTCTTTTACAAATACAATGGAAAAAGTTTATACAGACTTACAGGCTACTGGAAATGGGTTCCTTGAAATAGGCAGAACAGTATCTGGTGAAATTGGATATCTTGGACATATTCCTTCTACAACTATTCGTGTTCGTCGTTTGCGTGATGGGTTTGTTCAGATTATTGGTCAAAAAGTTGTTTACTTCCGTAATTTTGGAGCAACCAATCCAAACCCAATGACTACAGATACAAGACCAAATGAAATTATCCATATCAAGGAATATTCTCCATTAAATACATATTATGGAATTCCAGATATTATTTCGGCAGTTTCTTCATTAATTGGGGATTCTCTTGCCGCTCAGTACAATATTGATTATTTCCAAAATAAAGGTGCTCCACGTTATATTATTACAGTTAAGGGTGCAAAGTTATCTGCTGATGCTGAAGATAAAATGTTTAGATTTTTGCAGACTGGTCTTAAGGGGCAAAACCACAGAACGTTGTATATTCCACTTCCTGGAGATACTGATAACAACAAGGTTGAGTTTAAGATGGATCCTGTTGAAACATCAGTACAAGAAGCATCTTTTGAAAAATATAGAAAACAAAATCGTGATGATATTTTGGTAGCACATCAAGTCCCAATCTCTAAACTCGGAGGGTCAGATTCTGCTGCTATTGCTGCTGCTATGTCGCAAGATAGAACATTTAAAGAGCAAGTTGCTAGACCAGCACAGGCGCAGTTAGAGAAAATGATCAATAAGGTTATTAAAGAAAAAACAGATATTCTTGAACTTAAGTTTAATGAAATGACGCTGACAGATGAAATTGCTCAGTCTCAAATTATTGAACGATATGTCAAGACTCAGGTTATTACGCCTGATGAGGCTCGTGAAATGTTGGATTTGCCTCCAAGACCAGATGGCGATGGAAACTCCCCATTCACAATGAGTCCAAGACAGGCTACAGACGCTAGGGCAAACTTGGCGGGTAACCGTGAAAGGGATACAGAAAGAGCAAATAACGTATCTGATTCTCCTGCAACTCTTAGTGGAAGAAATCCACAAGGTGAAGGTAGATCATCTCAATAATTGAGAAAATATGTTAAAAGGTTTGCTATAATAATACTGCCATGACTATACAAAAAGCACACTGGATTACGGATGGCGACAATGTTCGCTTTTCTATGCCTATCGGCAAGATTGACAAAGAGCGCAGAATCGTATCTGGCTTTGCTACTCTTGATAATATTGATAAGCAAAACGATGTTGTTACAACAGAAGCAAGTATAGAGGCATTTAAAAAATTCCGTGGCAATCTACGTGAAATGCATGGACCAAACGCAGTTGGAAAAGTTGTTTCTTTTAAAGAAGATCGTTACTTTGATCCACAAACAAAAAAGTTTTATAGCGGAGTTTATGTATCTGCATATGTATCAAAGGGTGCACAAGATACATGGGAAAAAGTTTTAGATGGAACACTAACTGGTTTTTCAATAGGTGGAAATATTACAAAGTCAATGGACTCCTATGATGAAGAACTAGACAAGGCAATTAGAATTGTAAAAGAATATGAATTGCATGAACTATCTTTGGTAGATAATCCTGCAAATCAGTTTGCTAATGTTATCTCAATTGAAAAGGGACAACTTGGCGGGTATTTGGCAAAAGCAGTTATTGACACTGTATACTGGTGCAGTACTGATGATATTGTAAGACTTTCAAAAGAGTCTGATGAATCATGTCCAACATGTAGTTCATCAATGAAAAATATTGGATTTGTTGAAGATCAAAACGATACAGAAACACTAAAGTTCTTAGTTGATAGTGCAAAAGGCATTAGGACAATTAAGATTACAAAGGAGGAAAATCCTATGACAGAAGAAACTGTTATTGCGGAAGAGACACTAGTTGTCGCAGATGCAACAAAAGTTGAAAATGTTGAGGTTGCTCCAGAGGCTCCAGCAGAAGACGCTGTAGCAGAGGCTACTGAAGTTGTTGCAGAAGATGCAGCATCAGAAGAGCCAGTAGCAGAGGCAGTGGCAGAAGAGGATGCACCTGTTGCAGACGCTCCTGTTGCTGAAGAAGCAGACGCAGCAGTAGATGCAGTTGTTAGCGCAACAGCAGAAGTTGCAAAGTCTGTGGAAGAAATCAATAACTCTCTAACTAATGCCTTGAGCAATCTTGCTGAAACAGTTAAGGCTATGCAAGCCAATGTTGAGGCAATCACAAAGTCCCTTGAAACAGTTACAGGTGAAGTAAAGTCTGTAGCAAGTGAGGTAAGCCAAGTAAAGGGAACTTTTAATGAGTTTGGAAAGCGTGTAGATCTTGTTGAAAAAGATACTGCTTTCCGCAAGTCTGGCGATCTAGGCGAGATCGTGCAGGAACCTGTACGTCAGGTTCAAAAATCCCTATGGGGCGGTCGTTTCCTCACAAATGCCGACCTATTTAGTTAAGGTATATTCACTTAGGAGGTGAACAATATGTCGGAACAAGAAATCGTAAAGAACTATCCAGGTTCTCCAACAGTATCGCACAACCACCAAGGTGATGGTGCTTTCGCTTCAGGTGATATCGGTGGTGCAACAGCAACCAACCCATCCACATCTGATATTGGTGCAAACTTGGGTAACATTGCTACTCCTGAATGGGGTGTAACTTCTGGTCCAAACTCTGTTAATCCAACGGGTACACCAGGAGGTATTCTCCTTCCAGAGCAGGCTCGCCGCTTCATCGACTACGTGTGGGATGCAACAGTTCTCGCCAAGGATGGTCGTAGAGTTACAATGCGAGCAAACACCATGGAACTTGAAAAAGTTAACGTGGGTGAGCGTGTAATCCGTGCTGCCGCACAGGCAAACAACAATTACACAAACGCTGGTGCAACATTTACTAAGGTTGAACTTACTACCAAGAAGATTCGTCTTGATTGGGAAGTATCAACTGAAGCACTTGAAGACAATATTGAAGGTGGTGCGCTTGAAGATCATCTAGTTCGCTTGATGACAAACGCATTCGCAAACGATATTGAAGACCTCGCTATTAATGGCGATGGTACAACTGGTGACTTCCTTTCAATTATGGAAGGTTTCGTTTACAAGGTTGAAAATGATGGCGATGCTCACGAAGCAGCCGTCACCGTCACTGATGACAACTGGACTACAGAGGTAATGCAGGACATTATCCTTGCAATGCCACGTAAGTATCGTGCACTTAAGCAGAACCTAAAGTTCTACGCAGGTACAGATGCATTCGCAGGTATTGTTAAGAACAACGGAACACTTGCTGACGCTATTGCTGAAGCATTTGCTCCACGTACTGGTGGTACAGAGCGCAACCGTCAAGACTATCTTGATGGTATGGGTCAGACATTCGGTGGAGCACGTACAACACGTGTTCTCGGTGTCGATGTTATGGAAGTACCTTACTACCCAGCAGATTATGTCGACTTGACATTCCCTGCTAACCGTGTTTGGGGCTTCCAGCGTGATATCACGGTAAACCGTGAATACAAGCCAAAGAAGGACACAATTGAATACACAGTATTCGTCCGATTTGGTATTCAATGGGAAGAACTTGATGCAGTTGCTTACGCAGATGCAGCAGTTGACCCAACCGCATAGTTTGTAAAAACTATTAAGAAGGGAGGGCAGGCAACTGCCCTCCTTTTCTAATTAGGAGATAAAATGTCTTATCCAGGAAATCCTACAGTTTCACATCAACATGATGGGGATGGAGCAATTGCAGTAGGAGGAGTTGGCGGGGTAATGGTAATGGGTCCACAAGGCATGATTATGCAAACAAATGTTTTAGGAAATATTCCAACACCAATATTTGGTGAAAATATAACAATAAGTGGTACGCCAGCAGGCATAAGAAAACCACAAACATTAAGAGCCAGTAGAAGGTAATTCTGATATAATAGCAGTGGAGGATAAAATGGCAACAACAAAAGAAGTAATAGAAAAATTTTCTAAGAAAACAGTACCACAGTTACAAGCGTATGCAAAAAAACACAATATTGATATAATCGGATCTAATACAAAAAATGAACTTCTTGAGGCAATTCTTCCGTTTGTGCCAAGAGAAGATGAAGCACCAAAGCCAATAGATGACAAACCAAAAGAGAAAGTAGCAATATTCTCAAAAGGAAATATTTATTGGAGTGGAGTGGGTAGCCTTGAAAAGGGTTATAACATTGTCACAAAGGAGGCATCCGTTAAGTGGCTAACTCGTAAAAATGTCCGTGAAGCGACACCACAAGAGGTAGCAAAGCACTACGGCAAAGCATAATGCAAATACTAAGACTTCCCCCATATCCGCTTTCAATATCATATGATGTTCCATTGCCAGATACAGACTACATCCTTGTTATTCAGGATAGTAGTAGAAACGTAGTAGAGGTAGAGCAGACTGTAACTTCAACTGCCAACTCTAAGTTAGAATATACGCTTCCGCCACTTTTTAACTCATATGATGAATCATACTATTTAGCAATATACGAGTCTGATGAGGGTGAGCAGGCAGACATTATTGTAGAAGATAATCTAGAAATTATGCGCCCATATGTTGATCCAACAAAGTTAGCACAAACAGATGGAGACGGCACAGCAACAGAAATAGCAAAATATACACAATGGGAAGGTTTAGCAAGAGCCATAATTGACTCCATTGTTCCTGGCGGATTTTATTATGAGCGTACATGGTATGAAACAAATGGTAATGGCACAGACTATATGCCAATTTGGGATCGTGTTTATAAGATTCTTAAAGCATATGAAAATAATGAACTTGTTTGGGATTATAATGATGATCCGCAAGCACAAGGTGATGGTCAATGGAACTATCTGTTAACAAAAGATAAAACTGCAATTATTAAGCAGTGGACTCAGCAGATGACAGATTCTTACATTAGACAAATTGGAACACCAAAGGGTGTACCACTTGGAGAATCAGATTCTATCTATCTTTATGATACAGAAGATAGCCCAGTAACAATGGCAGTTAAGCCAGGAGTTACTTTTCCAATAACATTTAACTATCTATTTTCACTAGAAACTGGATACAAAGTTGTTCCATATGATATTTATGACGCAACACTTATGCTTATTGATGATATTAAATGTGGCAGAATGGAATACCACAAGAGGTATATCACAAACTACTCTACTGATCAATACCGAATTCAGATTGATAAGTCTGCTTTAGACGGTACTGGAAATATTTTAGTAGATAAAATACTACAGAAATACATTACAAACTTTGGCACACCAGGAGTTTTATAATGGACTCTTGCGATATTGATTTTCTTTATCCAATGAAGGCTGATATTTATTATCCCATTATTAGCCAAAATGAATACGGACAGCCCAATAAAAACTGGGTATTTGATAGAACTGTGGCTTGTAATGCTACCGTAGTAGGTGGAGCGGGTACAGAAGAAATTAAGCCAGAAGTATTCCTACAGTATAAAGACAAGTTGGTAGCAAGAACTAAATCAGATTTAAGAATATCATCTGGACAAGAGCCATATGCTGACACTAATATTTTGATAACAAATATAAGAAGTACAAATGATTTGTTGATTTACAAAGAAACTGCTGGTCCTCGTGCTGGCAAAGGCACAATATATGAAATAGGAACTCTTGAACCATTTATTGGTCCTTTTGGCAACATAGAATATTATAGAATGCTATGGCGCAGATCTGAGAATCAGGATGTT